GAGGAGCCTTCATGAGATCGTTCTTACGAACGGCTCCCTGATCAAAGGCATTCCAGCATCAGAGCCCGAGCGCTTTCGTGGTCCGCAGTGGCACCATGCTTGGTGCGATGAGCTTGCAGCCTGGGAATACCTCGATGCAGCCTGGGACCAGATCATGTTCTCGGTCCGCCTGGGAGACAAGCCGCGGATCGTCGTTACCACTACGCCCAAGCCTAAGCCCTTGATCATTGACCTCTTAGACCGGGAGGGCGAAGACGTCATCGTTACCAAGGCGTCGACCTACGACAACCTTGCCAACCTTGCCGGGACGTTCAAACAGCAGATCTTGCAGTACGAAGGAACCTCTCTAGGGCGTCAGGAGATCCACGCCGAGATCATCGACCCTGAAGAGGCTGGGATCATCAAGCGCAACTGGATCAAGCTCTGGCCATCGGATAAGCCCTTCCCGCGGTTTGAGTTCGTTGTGCAGTCCTATGACGGCGCTTATACCGAGAAGACCATCAACGACCCCTCGGCCTGTAGCGTATGGGGGATCTTCAAGCCCAGCGAAGACAAAGGCTTCTGTGCGATGCTGATTGACTGCTGGGAAGAGCACCTGCAGTACCCGGACTTAAAGGAGAAGGTCATTGAAGACTTTGGCACGGTTTACGGGGACCCCAATGAATTTGGACAAGGCAAGAAGACTGACTTGGTTCTGGTTGAAGACAAATCCTCCGGCATCTCCCTCCTGCAGGACCTGGGGCGTGCCCACATACCCTGCCGGTCATACAATCCCGGGGGTGCCGACAAAGTCCAGCGGGTCAACCTGATTGCGCCACTGATCAAGGCAGGCAAGGTCTACATCCCTGAGAGCACGAAGAACGAAGATCACCCGAGATCCTGGGCTGAGCCGCTCGTTAACCAGCTTTGCGCCTTTCCTGAAGTCAGGCATGACGACCTCGTGGATACCGTCTCTCAGGCCTTGCGAGTCCTTCGAGACATGGGCTGGCTGAATATTGACCCACCGCCGCCAGACGATGATGTTTACGCTGAAGACAGGCCTAAGCGGGTGAATCCGTATGCGGCCTAAAAGATCCGAAGCTTTATATCCCGTAGCTCAATGACCTGGGGGATCGTTTCTTTGGCTTTCTTTTCCTGCCAAGCCAGGGATATTTCATTGTCTGACATGGTCGCCAGTCGTTTGCGCTCTTTGAGCTTGGCTAGTTTTTTCCTGGCCTTAAAGGACATCTTCATAATGATTCCTCGAAACTGCCCCCCTACCCCCACAGGGGTATGGAGCAGGGATTCCTCGGGCGATAAACGCCACCTCCATGTCAGTTTCCTGACCCCTCGGCTTGGAGGCTCTGCCAGCCGCTGGATTCTTACGGATTTGCACCGGGCCACAAACATCGTGCCTTACCAGTACCCTGTTCTTGTCAGCGGCTGGGTAGCCCATTGCTTACGCGGACAGTACGGTCGGTGCCAAAAGAAAAACCCCAGAACATTTAGGAGGGGCAAGGCCCTTGGCATGGGCAATCACGCAGTCCGAACGAAGAAAGACATTGTGACCACACAAGCCCCACCTAAATACTCTGGGGTCCCTTCGTTCACTGCCGGCTGCCACACCGACGACGCAATCATAGTCAGCACGGATAGACTTTGCAAGCCCTACTGGGTATCATCCTCACAAACTCCCGGGGATACCTATGCCTAATCCACTTGGTGGGCTGCAAAAGGTTATGGCTAAGATGGCCGCTAACCAGAAGGTTCAGTCCGCACTCCCAAAGGCTCCGCCACCAGCAAGCGAAATCCTTAAGCCGGATCTCATGCGTGTTTACTCTGGCCAGCGAGAGCCCATCGAAGGAAAGTTCGACATCTCAAGGGCAGATCCCCACGCTTCAATGGGTCGAGCCTTCTACACGGCAGAGCTTCCCCGGTACGCTAACAAGTTCACAGGCAACCAGCCTGGAGCTAACGTCACGCCCGTTGATGTCGATCGCAATCGTCTGCTGATGTTCGACAGGATGTACGACACGCCTCAAGGCAAGATGGAAGGCCTCGACTACTACGACCTCCTGCGCAGGCAGGCCATGGCCAAGCCAGGAGTCGGCAAGGACATGATCCGCAAGGAGATCCTCGACGCCGGCTTTGCAGGCACTGAGATGCCTAACGCCACTGGTAAAGCGTATGCAATTTACGACACCAGCGCAGCGCAGGATATGTCAGGCCAAGCCTTTCGAGAGGGAGGCCTTGCCATGGCCAGCGGTGGCCTTGCACGAGCACGGAGAGCGGCAAATGCAGCCTTCAAAGCCCTTCCCGGAGAAAGCTTCCAGGGCAAGACCGGCACCGACATGCCCTCGGATGTTGAGCGGCGCATCATGGAGATCAACAGGCCCAATCTAATCCTGCCTTCTGAAGCTCTGGGTAAGCACGAAGGCAAGACGCTGATGATCACCCAGGCTGACAGGACTAAAGTAGGCGAGGGCTTTCTTGGTGGCCCAGGCTTCTCGAGCCTTCAGCTAACCGACCCGCGTTATGCCGAGGCTGCATGGGGCGTTAAGACGCCTGGAGTCGCTCAGACCATTGCAGGATCTAATCGACGCGTACCTGAAGGCCAAGCGATCTGGACGACCATGCTCGGGACACCGACCCAGCACAAGTCAAACCAGATGGTCTTTGACCGCCTCTACAAGGAGTTCATGGGCGGCATCAAGCAAGAGAAGCTTTCGCCTGAACTCAAAGACACCCTGAACGCAAAGCTTGCCTCAGTGGTCGACAAGGAAGGCAAGAACCTATTCCCGGCCGACGTCGACATCACGAACCCCAGGAAGTTCCGCAAGCTTGTCGACACCTTCGATAAACGTGCAGCCGCTGCTGACGTCATGGGCGGTATCGGTGTTGGCGGTAAGAAGGGCCAGATCTTCGACTACGACCGGATCATTCAGCGCACGACAGACCCAGCGCTCTTGGATACCCCAACGGGTTCGCTTGGCAACCGCCTCTTCCAGTTAAGCGGCGAGATCATGGACAGGCCCGACCTTCACCCAGCCTTCCCGACCATCCTCAAGGGCGAGGACCTCGGCGTTAACTTCACGCCCGCTCCCCGTGAATTGCTCATGGAAGACTTCATCAACAAGGTCCTTACCGAGAAAGGCAGACAGCCTGGATACATGGACTGGACTCGAGGCTATGCGCCATCTCAGTTCCTGTCGGAAGAACTGCTTACCAAGCTTCAGAAGGCTGGTTACAAAAAAGGCGGTCGAGTCAAATGAATCCGCTGACTAAGTTCCTAGGTGTTAAGGGCCTATCCAACGGTGGCGATCGCTTCATGGGTAAGACGCCTAAACGAGGCGTCTCTTCGCTTCCTGGTTACGGCGAAGGCGATCTCTTAAAGGACATCGAAGCCGCCTACCCAAGGGTGGCAGGCGCCATAGACACAGCGGCAACGCTTGCACCTATCTTTGGTCGCGCCTTGGTATCTCCTGCTGTCAGCGCAGGGACCTTCGTTAAGGAGGCAATCAAGAGCGGTGACCCTCGAGACACCAGCCCCTTGCAAAGGGCAAGCGAAGCCTCTGAGGAGTTCATTACAGGCGATATAAGGCCCTTCAGGACCCAGCTTGGCCCTGAGTATGCCTCGGCCACATTAGAAGGCCTTGAGAGCGCATTACAGGCCTCTAAGCTGCCACCAATCCTCCCGCAAGCATGGACAGCATCGCTCATGCCTGGAGTGACAGCAGCAACCAAGCAAGCGGCAAAAACTGCCGGCAAGGAAATGCTTCGGCCTATCGATGAGGCCATGATGGGTCGTGGTCCACTCGCTGGTGCACTCAGTTCTATCTCGCCCATGAACGTCACGGCGCCTGTCAGCAAGCTTGGGTTCTACAACCCGATCGAGGAGACGGCCACTACCTTACAGCGCAAGCAAGGGCCAGGGCAGGCCTTCCTGAACGAGTTCACCAAGGCAGGGATCAGCAAGCAGCGCCTCGAGGATGCAGGCCTTGCGCAAAAGCTTGCAGAGACACCCAACATCACCCGGGAAGAGGTTCAAGCCTTAACGAAGGGCTCGATGCCTGATGTTGAAGAGGTGGTGCTGAGCAGGTCTGTTATCCCGCCCTACATGAAAGGGTTTGCCAACCTGCACATGCCTGACCTCAATGTCAACGACTCCAGGCAGGTCTATGAGTTGCGCAGGATTGCTAATGAGCGTTACAAGGCAGCGCTTGAAGCTAACGACTTGGATGCCGCTGAGTTCGCCATGAAGGCCGAAGAGGACATCACCAAGTTCAACCGGACGCATAGCCATGGCACCAAGCCTGGGGAGCGCCTGACAGAATTCCACGAGTATCAAGAGCCAGGCGGCAAAAATTACCGCGAGGTCCTGCTCAAAGCGCCAGTCAAGAGAATCAGCGAAGAAGAGGCCCGTAGGGTCTTGAACGCCAAGCCTGACGCAAGGCTTACAGGCTATGACATTGAGTATGCTTCGCGCTTGTCTAGTCCCGAGTTTAGGTCTGCGCACTGGTCAGATCCCAACGTCATTTCCCATATCAGGATGAATGACCGTGTGGACGCCGATAACAAGAATGTGCTTTTCATCGAGGAACTTCAATCTGACTGGGCGCAAGAGGGCCGCAAGAAAGGGTTTGGCAAAGATGTTCCGCAAGGGCCGTTCGTTAAGAACACCAACGAGTGGGTTGACCTATCGCTTAAGAACATCATCAAGCGTGCAGTAGACGAAGGCTATGACCGCGTCGCATTCATTGACGGCTACAAGTCCTTCCTGCGCTTTCCTCAAGGCGCAGACGGCAAGTCCACTGAAGCAGGGATGCGCAAGTTCTACGACGAGGTCGTGCCTAGCAGGCTTAAGACTTTAGTAGGTAAGGACAATGTCCGGACAATCCCGGGCATCACGCAACAGCAGCAGCTTGACGTCTCGCTGCATGGCAATCGGTACTTCGTGGTTGATGCTGACACCGACATACCCCTGCCCAACCAAGACGGGTTCCGTAGCGTCGAGAGGGCCGAGCAGTACCTCGATGAAGTGCTTGGCAAGACCAAGTCCATGGACCAGATCGGGTTCGACATCACCCCCGAGATCCGTGAGAAATTTAGCCAGCCCATCCCGTATAAACATGGGGGGGCAGTGAAGATGGCCTCAGGCGGCGCAAGAAAGCTCAAGCGTGCGGCCGAAGCTATTGCAAAGTTCCAAGACCCGCAGACCACCAAGATCCAGGAATGGCAGTGGAAGCCGCTTGCTGAGGTTAACCAACAGCTTAAGCTTGCTGAAGTGCCTGACTATATCCAACGAGGATATGGCGACTTCATGATCGAGCAGGGCAAACGAGCCGCTGCCGGTAACCTGGGAGTCCGTGACCTGATCAAGGCCTATGGCATCACTCAGTCAAGCATTGGCCGCGGCGGCTTATCGCATAGCACGGCTACCAAGGCAGGCTTGAAGGTGCCCAAGACCGACGAGCTAGTAAGGCCCGAGGGCGCCTTTGCAGAATGGCTTGGGTCCAAGCAGGGGCAGAAGTTCCTTGATGACGCCGAGCAGGGCGTAGTCAACGAGAAAGCCCTAGACGACATTCGTGCCAAGTTCGCACCCTTTGGCAAGTCCAACCAGCTTACCGAGCAGCTTCGCTACGGGGTTACCAATATGTCGACCCTGGTCCCGCAAATGCAAAAGGCGCTTGTCGGGCCGGCTGACGAGTACCGCGACTGGGCCGAGAGCATGAAGGGCATAGCAGGCGCTAAAAGCGGCTTTATAGGCTCTATGCTTGGCCGTGGCGACTTACCTACCCTGGACGCTCGGCAATTGAACCTGCACGCCCTGGAGGCCCCTGTAGCCCCCCAGACGATGATGCAGCGAGGCAAAGGGCTTGGTGCTCGAGAAGCAGTCGATCGCCTAGCAGCAAGGCAGTCTGCACTCGGTCTTGATATTGATCCATCGCTTGACCCCTATTACCAGCACCTTGCGCATCACGCAGTCTGGGACAAGGTAGCCGACGAGAAGACAACTCATGACGATCTCATGAGAGCATTGCGCGGCTACAAGGAGGGCGGTTCGCCCGATACCGACGCTATGCGTCTTGAAATGATGAGGAAATCATGGCGATCGAAATGAATCTGCCCCTTGAGGAGTCCCCCGAGGGCGACGAGACGATCTACAAGCTATTTGACGAGAAGCCCGACGTCGAAGAACTCGAGGACGGGTCCGCGGTTGTCCGCATGTCTGACAATGACGGTCCCGAAGAAGATCCGCAGTTCTACGAGAATCTCGCTGACAGCATCGACCCAAACACCCTGGACGACCTTGCGCTCAAGTACCTCGAGCTATTCGAAAAGGACATGCAGGCCCGTAAGGAGCGCGACAAGCAGTACGAGGAAGGACTCAAGCGATCCGGCCTTGGCAACGAGGCGCCCGGAGGGGCCACCTTCCAGGGAGCATCCAAGGCTGTACACCCAGTCATTGCCGAAGCCTGCGTAGACTTTGCCAGCCGGTGCATGAAAGAGATCATGCCCCCTGATGGCCCTGTAGGTACAAAAATCCTTGGCGAGATAACTGAGCAGAAGCAAAACGTCGCTGAACGCAAGCGCGACTTCATGAATTGGCAATGCACTGAGCAGATCGAAGAACTCCGCGATGAACTCGAGCAGCTTGCTACCCAACTCCCGCTTGGCGGAAGCCAGTACCTAAAACTTTGGTATGACGAGCAAAAGAAGCGCCCCTGTGCCGAGTTCGTGCCAATCGATAAGATCCTGCTCCCCTTCTCGGCGCCAAGCTTCTATACCGCCCAACGCTGTACCGAGATGCAGGACATCTCCGAGGAAGAGTTCAATCGCCGGATTACCGCAAACCTTTACCTGGACGTTTCCTATACCCGAGCCAGTATGGAGCCTGAGCCCACAGCCGCGCAAAAGGCCAACGAGAAGATTGAGGGCAAGAAGTCGTCCAGCGAGAACATCGATGGCGAGAGGCGCGTCTTTCATTCTTACGTCAACCTTACGATTGAGGACGACGACAAGTCCAAGGGAGAGCTTGCCCCTTACATCCTGATGATCGACGAGCAGTCCCGGCAGGTCGTTGGCCTTTACCGCAACTGGGAAGAGGGCGACGAGCAGATGCAAAAGCTCGACTGGCTCATTGAGTTCAAGTTCATCCCCTGGAGAGGCGCTTACGCGATCGGTCTGCCACAGTTGATTGGAGGCCTCTCTGCAGCCCTTACAGGGGCCCTGAGGGCGCTTTTAGACTCTGCCCATATCAACAACTCACCGACCATGCTCAAGCTCAAGGGCGCCCGTATAACAGGCCAGAGCGTGCAGGTTGAGCCTACCCAGGTTGCAGAGATTGAGGGCGCTCCCGGTGTCGATGACATCAAGAAGATCGCAATGCCCTTCCCGTTCAATCCGCCATCGCCCGTGCTCTTCGAGTTGCTGGGCTGGATCACGAACGCAGCCAAGGGCGTTGTTACAACAAGCGAAGAAAAGATCGCCGACATCTCCAACAATGCGCCGGTCGGAACCACCCAGGCTTTGATCGAGCAGGGCGCCGCGGTTTACTCCAGCATCCACATGAGACTGCACAAGTCCATGCGCAAGATGCTGATGGTCCTTGGCAGGATCAATCGCTGGTGGCTCG